GAACCAATCATGTTCACAGTATTACGTACAAGTGATGTAAGTGCCTTAGGTTTTCTACCCATGTCACCTTTCATATCACCTTTTTGAAACTGATCAACATCAGTTGGAGTCAACAACATACCCAACGAATCAATTACAAACAATACTTTTGGTCTGTCTTCTTCATTCATCGCTCTGTAGTCATCCATAAAAGTTGACACTGTTTTAGCAACGTCATCAATCATGCTCATATTAAGTTTTAATAATTTCTTTTCATCAGTGTCTACGTCTAATGCTTTCAACCAAGTTTCATCAAGTGCGTTTTCTGAATCAATTAACACAACAAATATGCCTTGCTCTTGTGCGTGTTTCACAATATTACCTGCACAGATGTATGATTTACCTGCACCCGATTCTCCTGCAAACACAGTTACTTTTCCTAATGGAATACCTTTATTGAAATCACCACTCACCAAATAGTTCAGTGCGTAGTTACCTGTAGAGATCCAATCTGTTGGATCATTAAACCCTGAACTCATTCCTGTTATGGATTTTGTCAAAGTCTTTCTAAATTTACTAACGTCAAATGCCTTTACCATAATTTTTTACCTTTAAGTTGTGTGGGGAGTTGCCTCCCCACTGTATGCTTTTTATTTTCCTTGTCTTGCTCTGATCATCGCTAGGATGTCTTCTGCACTGTTGTTTGTATCCTGTGTAGCAGGTTTCTCTGCAGGTGTTTCTACCTTTGGAGCCTCTGTTGCCACTGGCTGAGCCGCTGGCGCTGGAGTTTCTGCTTTAGGAGTTACAGGGTCACCAGTTTTTGCTGATAAGCCTGCCGGTCTAAAGTATTGACCAAACTTTTCTTGGTCATACGGTTCACCGTCAACTGACGCTTGGAACATTTCTTGCATCACTTTAACTTCTACATCTGATGGTTTCTTTGGAAGAAAGTCAGATAAGTTAAACAAGTTAAATTGTGATACAGCATTGTTTTCTTCATCAGTCAATGCTCTAGATTTTCTAGACCAAGTTGATGTTGAATAGTCTGCATAACCACCTTTAGATGTTTTAATAATTCTAAAGTCCACACCGTTCAATTTATCAGTTGGAAGATCTTCCATATCTGGATCCATTAATGCACCTTTAATGATTTGGAAAATTTGCGGACCAATTATAAATCTTCTAATTGGATTCGCTGGACTCTCCTCTTCATTAAGAGGATCTTCTTTAACAAAACCTTGGAAGATGTAACTTCTTTTCTTCCAATATTTTCTTCCCATGTCCTCTAATTTAGGATCTTTGAACCATGCTCTTACTTCTGTAAGAATTTGACAAGTTTCACCATACATTTCCATACATGGTACTTGTACTTGGACTGGTCTTGAATCCGTGTCACCTTTAATGCCTGCAAAAGGTAATTTAATCATAAGTCTTTCCTTCCAGAAAAAAGTATTCTCTTTATCTCCGTCTGGTAGAAATCTTACTGTTGCTTGTTCTGACTCTTTAAGATTCCAGAATGGGTAGATAGCGTTATCGCCACCTGATCTGGTTGAGCCTGTTGAACGTGCTTCTTGTTCTTTCAACTTTGCACGTATGTCTGCGAGTGTTGCCATAATATTAGCCTCCTATTTTTTGCCTTATAGCGTAATTGTGCCTATTAATGTTTTTGTAGCACATACTTCATATACTACAATAACTTTACTATTTAGTCAATGTTTAATTAAGTGGGTGTTTTACCGAATTGTATTAGACGCCTGCTAATTTTTTAATTTTGGCAATTTCAGGGTCTTGATTATTCATTAATCTTGAAATTGTTTCTTGTGCAGTCTTGATTGATCCATCACCAAATTTCTTTTCAACACTTGTTATTACTGCTGTTTCACCTTTTGGAAATTGGTTTGTTGTGTAATCAAAGAAACTTTTAACAAAGTCTTCCACAGTTTCTTCTTTGTTGTCAAATGACTTATCACCATCTTTTACTTTTGAAATAGCACCGTCTGGATCCATTTTAACATCAATTGTGTCATCTTCTGTTTCATCTTGACCTTTGTTTCTTAATTTGTCAAAATTCTTTTTCAAATATGCCATTGCCGTTTTTGCATCGCCAAATTTTTCTACTGACTCACCGTCTTTACCTAATATATCATACACCATTTTACCATCTTTGCCTTGATACATTGACACATATGGTTTGATGTCTTCAAAAGTAATTCCTTCTTCTTTGTTTATACCTGGGTCTGATTGCATATCGCCTGTGTCTACTTGTGAAAGCATTTCAGGTTTTTTTGTTTTGATATAATCCATAATCATTGGACGTAAACAAGCATCTGCATCTTCTTTTGATGCCATTTTAATTTGTGTTGCAAGTGCTTCATCATCAATAATTCCTTGCAAACTTTCGATTCCGTTTACACCATTTGGTCCTGCTGGAAAATGTTTTGCCATCAGTTTGTTTAATTTTTCTAGTGCTTGATTGCTTTCTTCTTTGTCTGATGAAAATAAACCGTTTTCATCTTCGCTTACAATTGATTCTATTGCATCTTCAAATTCATTGAATGTATCTAAACTTTCTATTGTTTTGCCCAGTGCGTCTTGAACAGTTTCAGGATCTGTATTTGTGTGTACAATTATGCCATTGTGTCTACTTGCATCTGGTTGAACATCTGCAACAATGCCTGCTTTTGCAAGTTCTTGTTGAATTTCTTCTGCATCTTTTTCTGTTACAGGACTTTCAGGATCAAAATCTCCTGCAACATCGTATCTCAATGTTCTAGATTCTGAACCGCCTTCGTAACCTTGTGCTTCTGTTTCAAAATCTTCTGGTGAAAGATTTTTAATTGAAGTTTTTTCAGATACTAGTTTGTAAATGTATGGAAATACATCTTTTAATTCTTCATTGAATTGTTTGATTGTTAATTCATCTATCCAGTTTTTGCTTACTTCTTCTGGAACTTCTTCTAAAACTGCTTCTGAATGTGTTTCTTTTACTGACTTGTATCCTGATTCTTTTTGTAATTTTTGTGCAGTTGTTTTAATTTCTTCTATTCTTTCATCTATTACATGCAAATAATCTTTTAATCCTTCTGCCATAACATTGGATCTGTTCATGTAAGTTTTAAATTTTCTTAATTTGTTTAATTCTTCTGATAAACCAATTATGTGTTTGCCAAATGAATCAAATGGATTACCACCTTCTGACACGTGACGTGTCATTGCTCTTGCACCATTTAAATGCTTAATAGGATACTTGAATCTTTCTCCTTCTGGACTTTCGATAAAAATTGATTCTATTCTTTGAGATCTTGCACCTGGAACTTCAGGATTTACAACAGTTGAATGTTTTAAAATAAGTTTTGCGTCACCTATTTGTTGAAAACTTGTCTTGTTTGTGCCAAACATATTTGATTCTGCTACTGGTTCCATATCTTTTTCTTTCTTTAAGTATTCGTAGTCTCTTTTTTCTAAATTGGATTTTGTAATGTCCCTAGTGTCAAACGCCATTAATCTAGACTTGGCAAACTCTCTCATTTCTTTTAAAAAGTTGTACCAACTTTCTTTTGTTAATGGGTCTGCTTCACTGATTATGTCAGTGCTGTGTAACACTACTAAACCCTGGTCTTCGCTAATACTTATGCTTATTTTGCCGAAACTTTTGCCTTCTTTTGTGTAGTCAAAGTCAAAGAAACGTGCTTCTTTTGGCTCATTAGTGACGTTGCCGTCTGAATCTCCAACCGTTACAGCAGGAAATTGCCCACGAATTTTGTTAAAAAGTGCTGTTGATATGTTTTGTATGTCCATATAGTGTATTTATTTGTTTAGTGCGAAACAAACAGTGGCAATGGCATCACTTTTTCCGCCATCTCGTCGTCTTCGATTTGGGTAAATGTATTGTATATTTTAGGATCCCAATCTCTTAATACACCCATTATTCTTACACAAAGTAAAGTAGCAGACACTAAATCATCGTGGTCTCCTGATTTTGCTTTGTATGAATTGCCCGATGCAATAAATGATTTTAATTCTTTTATGAGTATTTTAGAATTAATTTTGATCTTGCTACGCTCTACCATTGCTTTCAATCTAGAACAAGCACTAATTTTTGATCTATGCGTTGTGTTGAATCCTTTTCTAAACTTTCTGATATGTCCTTTTCTAATAGGTTCAGATACAAACATTCCTGGTATATTTTCTTCTCCAAATTCTGCAATCACTATCAGTGCTGATTCACCAATGGTGTTGTTTTCTACACTCCAGTAAATGTTAGCACCAGTGGTTGATTGACACTCATCTTTTATCTGATGGCAAATTTCTTTTAGTATTCTTACTTGATGAGGAATAGCAGTCATATTGTGTTTCCATTCAGCAACTTGTTCAAAACTAGGCAATTCAAATACTTGTATTGCGGCTGAATCTCCACCTGTCCCCATTGCAGGATCTAATGCAACAACGTATGTGGATTGAGGATTAATTTTTTTGTACCAACGTGTTTGTCCCATGTTCATTATTGGCTCTTTTCCTTCTAGTGTGCTTAACATGATACTATCAATAAGTGTTTCGTCAAATACTAAAAATTCACATCCATATTCACGTCTAAATCTTTCTTCGCCTATTCGTCCAAGTTCCTGTTGTTTCCAGTCTTCGTCTCTTTCAGGATGTTCGTCCCAAGCGGCAGTAAAACCGTGGAATCCATTAGACCCCAATTCTTGTTCATTGCCGTGCTCGTCAAATTTGTTTTGACTTTCTCTCCATATTGTTGCAAAAACATCTTCGTCTGAGTTAGGTGTTGATGTTATAATTGCACGTCCACCTGTTGCCAGTGTAGGAGATATTGAAGTCCAAAATTCTTGTGCTATACCTGGGTTAACAAATGCAAACTCATCACAGTACAATAAAGATATTGACATACCTCTACCAGTATTTCCTGTTGTGGTTGCTGATACAATCCTTGATCCATTTTCAAATTCCATAGATCCTTTGTTGTAGTTTGTTACACCTGCTCTGACATAATCGGGACACAGTTCGTATCCATATCTAATACGTTGCATGATTTCTTGAGCACCTGTGTATTTGTGTGCCGCAATAAGAATAGTTTGATCTGGATGAAACATTGCATACCATAAAAGATAACAAGCGGCAGTTGTTGTTTTACCACTTTGTCTTGGTAGCATATTGATATTAAATCTATGATCGTGATAACTTGATAATAATCTTGTTTGATATTCAAAAGGTTCAAATACACATTTTCCTCTAACAGGGTGCTGAATAAAAAAGAATTTTTTTGCAAATTTCAAAAATCCTAATTTTGCATCAGAACATTCTACTAGGTCTTGAATCTGTTCTTCTGTAAATTTTTCTCTTACGTGTGCTTTTTTGGTTAAAACACCATCTAAACTTTTATTGCTCATACGTAGTACTTATGCTGTGATTTTTTGGAAAAATTTTATTTGATTAAGCGTTTTTCTTTGCCATCTTTGTTGCAGTTGCGTACATCACTGCTTCAGCGTCATCGCCATAACGGTCTTTAAAATCGCCTTTGGCTTTTTTCATACCTTTGACGTATTTTTCTTTTGATTTTTCTTCTGGTTTTGAGAGTTTACGTTCTAGTCTTTTTTTTTGAAATCTTCGTATGCTGAAAGTAAAGTTTCTTTGATAGATGAAGTTAAATCTTTTTTATCTTCTTTTTCATCTTCTAAAGCCATTGGATTGTCACCACTTGCTACTTTTGGATATGTTTTTTTAGCCTTGTTAATACCGCCTGCTATGTCTTTTGTCATATATTGCGTATCTTGGTAACTCGGTGCAGGTGTAGTACTTGCTTTTCCAGGAACTTCTTCAGTTGCTTTAACATCTGCTTCTGCTTCTGGCGCCTCTGGCTTAGGACCAACTATTGCTGGTGGAGGTGTTACTCCTGCACTTCTAAAGATTTGCGCCATTGCATTAATGTCTTCTGGTGTATCACCATATATTGACAATGCGGCACCTTCATCAATTCTTTTCTTTTGTCCAGTTTCTGGATTTTCGATACTGTCCATTTTTTTGATTAAATCTCTTAAGTCCATAATACTATTTACCTGGTTGAGGGTTTCCTTTAAGTGGCCCTTTATGTGCTGGTTGTACTGGAGATTTGCTATCTCCGTCTGTTTTACTTAACTGCTCTTGTTTTGCTGAATCAACTGACTTACCTGCATCTGGTGCCGGTCTTTCTTTTCTTGCTTTTTCAAGTTCTTTAAGCAATTCCATTACTCTGTTGTCGCCTACTGTTTTTTGTTCGTCTTTACTTTTTTCGTAATCACTATTAAGCATTGCTTCGTATGGTTTGTTATCTTTGGGTGCTTGTTCCAGTTCTTGAGGAGCATTTGGATCCCGTACTATTACGTGATATGGATCCAACCCCAATGTGTCTTGCAAGTATTGTTCTAAAACTGATGGTACTGTTGGGTATTCAGTTTCTATATCAAAATATGTTGCTCTTGTGTTTTGTAAATTTGGGAAATCTAGTGGTCTTTCTTGTATTGGCGTTTTCTTGCCTTTGCTCATTTTAGCAACTTTGAATTTTTGCATCACAGTTTCTAGTCTGTCAACTGCGCCTTCTGGTAATTCACCTGCTAAACCCACTTTAAAAGAGTAAGTTTTTTTGCTTTCTACAAGATAGTGTTTAAAACTTTGTGTCATGTGTATTATTTATCCATTTTTTTAAGTTTTTCAAGTAAACTGTTACGGTCAGATATTATGTAACCTTCACCTTGCACCAAATCGGCGCCTTGTGACTCTCCCTTGGAGTCTTGTTTCTGCTTTTTCAGTTGTAAATCGACCATTTTTAACTTTTTGTCCAATTTGGCTGATTTTGCATCTAAACCTGTCTTTAGCATATTGCCTGCTACTTCGAATATTCTTGCAGAGTATCTACTTTCTACATTCATGCCTAAATCCATTAAATCTTCATATGCTGTCACGGCTCTTTGACCTATATCATCCAGTTCTTGGTCACCCATTTCACCCAAACCGTCAACTTTTGGTAGTGCCGCCGCAATTTTATCAAACTCTGAGATGTCTCTGAGTGCTGTGTTGTTTTCCTTTGCTTGTTTCTTGGAAACTTTTTTATCTTTCTTTTCTTCCTCTTTTACAATGTCTTGCGATTCAGGAAGATTAAGCAATTCTTCTAACTTTTTTGTCATGACCTAAATATTTATAGTTGTTACCAGACGTATAAGCCAAGATAGAATGCTACCCCAATTACTATTGTCCAAAATATAATTTTATTCATATACAACTATTTATTTGCGTTTTCCTGAGTGGAATATGTCTGCTTCGTTTATAACCTTGAATGAAAATCCTCTATTTTTACACCATGCTCTTGCTGACTTCCATTTTGCTTGGTTAATAATCAGTTGTGCTTGATTGTATCTATTCTTTCCAACACTTTCCAATTTGGTTTGATTTTCAGGTTTTATTTCTATAATGTCTGCGTGTTGTTTTCCGTTTTTGTCAGCATATGCAATAAAAAAATCAGGAACGTACACTGAAAATTTTCCGTTTAAAGGATGTCTGTATGGAATTTTTATGGATTCACTTGCCCATTTAGAAATGCTCGGACTTTCATCACAAAATCTCATAAAAGCGAATTCCCAACTGCTTCTGTACAAAGGAGTTTTGCCACCAATGTATTTGTCAGGATATTTCATAGAGAATCTACCCTGTGCAAATTTAGCCATTTTACTTCACTATGTTTCTTTTTTCTGTTTGATTAGATACTGTAGAATCTTTGTATCCAAGAGAAGAAATTTTTGATCTGTTTGCGTTTA